CCATATTAGCCGAAAGTCCTTTTATTAAATTATATTCACCAGTCAGCAAATTAAACCATACCTGAGAATCTGGCAGTGTACCTCCTGTATTATCCCATATTGTTGCGTATACATGATGAAGCTCTCCTTTTTTTGCATAAAATGATAATGTATAATCATCTCCATCTGTAGACGAACCAAAGAGAGTGTTCGAATAAACCCTATTGTAACTAACAGAGCTAGCGTTAGCTATGAGTTTATCGGCAGTATTTGTACCATCTGGAGCGATCATGGTATTATGTTCAATCAATACTTTCTGCTCATTCATACTAGAAATATCTTCACTGTTTGGCACTAAATTCGTCCTACTCTCTTCAATCAACAATCCTTTGCTTTCACCAGTCAACACATCATGATCAAATCGCGGTTGATCTGCCGAAGCGAACATTAGTTGTGGTTGATATTTTGTTACGGGGGTACCATTTGTGGGTGTGTATGCTGTGACTATGTCGCGTTGTTCAAGCTGTGCGCCCCAGAGGTAAAATCCAGAAGATCCATCACCAGTATCTTCGACGTTTCTAATAATATAACCAGTTGCGCCAGTTGCAATAGTTTTCCCTACCATTACAATTCTATACCAATTATTACCCACGTCAGTTATACTCGAACTTATATTATCTAATCCCGATGCAATTATAGACCCAATCGATAAATCAACATTTACACCCGTATCCCCAAAAACACTATTAGTTACATCTAAATTAAACACACTAAATTCCCCTGCCTTAGCATATATACTAAAAGTATAAAAATTATTAATTGAAACCGAAGAATCAACTCTTAATGAAGCGGTGGTCGTGGTGTTATTTAATACAACTTTACTCGCTGTTGTTGTTCCATCTGGAGCAGTTGTAGAGTTTGTTGTAACCGTATAACCACTAGCAGACCAATTGTTATCAGGTATAGATGGATAAATCAAATTCTCTTCTGCTTTTGCATATGTTTTTCCACCATAATATGCGCCAGGTGTGCCGCGGCGAAAATTGATGCGCGGATCGAGGGTTTTCGTGTTTGAAAAATCGAGGTTTAAACTTGGTTTGGTTGTTGGGTATTTTTTGCTGATCATTTTATTTAGATTCTAGAGTTTCGATACGGGATTTTAAGTCTTCGATTATGGTTTGTTGTTCTTGGATTGCTTTGGTGAGAACCGCGATCATTGAGTTGTATTCCAGAGCTTTGTAATAACCGCCCTCACCATCTTCAAGACCTTGTTGCCTGACTATATCTGGCAAAATATCCTCAACATCTTGAGCAACAAAACCATACTTAAAGCCCTTCTCAGGACTACCGATCATTTTGTACTTTTTGGGCTCAAGATTTTTCACAACCTCAATACCGTGTTCTAGCTCAACGATGTCTTGTTTAGTTCTTTTGTCAGAAGAAGTAACACTTCCTGTAGTAATTACATCTCCATCTGCTTCAACCCGAAATTTAAGTTTCTTTGTTCCATTTACATTTGAATACAAATCTATCAAATAAGCCCCAGAAGAAGTCGTTTCTCTGTAACCTCTAAGAGGAACATGGTTCAAACCACTTAAAACTTCTAATTTACTAGCAGGATTCGCAGTACCAATACCTACGTTGCCGCCACCTTTAACTACAAACTTTACATCACTATCTCCACCTCCACCGACTAATTTAATACTATCTGCGTCTCCATTGTCAGTACGAACCTTTAGTCCCCAAGCAGAAGCTCCCGTCGTGTAAATATCCAACTTAGCACTAGGATTCGTAGTACCAATACCTACGTTGCCACCATTAAAGTAACTTGTATTATCAGAATGTATAGTAACTGTCCTTTCTCCGTTAGCGTCTTGGTCAATGCGATTCATGATCAAAGCTGGTTGTGTGGTTATAATATCACCATTACCTCCATTGTCTCTAGAAAGACCTCCTCCCCATGTGAATTGCGAGTAAGCATTAGGTTCATCTGTAACAGAGGCTCTGAGTACTCCTTCAACATGAAGTTTCACTGAGGCAGCAAGACTCGAAGTCCCTATTCCGACGTTGCCACCGATAAGATATGAATCACCATCAGATTTTAAATAAACCTGATTATTACCAACACTATTAGCCAATTGAAGGTTACCATTTTTATTTGCATTATGACCAATAGACGCATGGCTAATAGCAACTCCAGAAGAAGAAGAAGAAGTGCAAGCAATAGTCTGTGACACATTAGTATCTGTATGAGCCTGTAATTTTCTATTAGGATCCGTAGTACCAATACCTACATTTCCATTAGAATTTATTGAAATACATTCATTAGAACCACGCGCGATATGTGCAGAGTTATCATCATCGTGAAAAAATCTTAAAGTTGTTAAACTGCTTCCATCATCTTTTCTTCCAGCCAAAGTTATTCCTTCGTTGTAATGATTTCCACCAATTATATAAAGCCTTCCGCTAATAGCGTTTGTAGTACCAATACCAACATTACCGCCGTCTTTGTTTAAAATGAGCGACGATGTATTTTCTCCAAGGCCACGTACAACCTCTTCAAAGCTTACCTTTTCTTCTGTCTCTGCGAGTTTTTCGCGGAGATTTATTTTTTGTTTATTTATTCTTACTGTCATTGTTCTGCGATTAGATTGTTATGGGCACTGATTGATGTGGTGATGGCGGTTGTTGTGTTGTTGATTCTGCGTAATCCAGAAAAGTCGCTGCGACCAGCGCTTGTACCAACATGTAGAAGTTCGGTTTTTTGATCGTATGCAAGTGCAGTCACGGCATCGCTTGTGCTATATAATGTGGCCTGCGCGCCATCACTAAATAATGGTTTTTCATCGCGATAGATCTTGGCGATTTGAGCATCGGTTGGAGCGGTGGCGGAGATTCTAAATAAAGCCAATGAAGCTTTGCAAGATCCTTCGTTTAAATAACTTATCCCCCCCAAAACTAAAGGTGTATCTTCACTAGCATCATCATCTAAATTTCCTTGCGATAAAAGAATTCCATTAATATAAATATAACCAATGCCATCCCGCCTAACAAAAGACATAAAAACCCAAGAGCCTGTTGGAAAGTTTACGCCGCCAAGCGAGTCGGAAGTTCCATTTCTAATAGAAACATATAACAAATTACCAGTATTTATGCTCATAGAAATACCGTTATTAGCTCCAGACCTTCTGTCGAACAAGTAACTCGTTTGACCTGCCGGCTGATTTACCCACCCCATCACACAAAAATCCCCCGTACCAAAATCAAGATCCGCATTATATGGCTGAATCAAATAATTGTTCTCACTGAATCCACTGTACGCCACAAGATCCGCGCCGGGTGCAACGGGTGTTTTGTTTATTTCGCCAATAATTTGCAAACCATTGTCGTTGACGGATCGATCTTCCTCGGCGGGACGAACGCTGACGTTGTCGAACGTTGCCGTAAAGCTTGATGTAGAAGCGGGGGTTAAACGCACAACACTAGTACTACTTTCTGCAACAAAAGTTAATGAAAATTCTGCTGGCGTTTCATGAAGGCCAATAGGATCAATAGAATTTAGCATTGTGCCAGCGAAACTTGCGTCTCTAACCTGTATATTACCATCTGATCCATCATTAAATTGACCAGATAAACTTAATGTGTATTTTTGTCCGACTATTGTATTGATTGCTTGATATGCAGATGCACTAGATCCAGCATCAACTATTTTAAGCCTGCCACCCTCAACAGAAAGGCTTGCTTTATTCGAAGTCCACCCACCACTTGTTTGTCCATCGGTTGCAGTTACATCTGTTGAAAAATCGCCATTTGTTATTAGTTCTGTTGTGGCGCGAACGCTGATGTTGTCCCATATTCCTGAACTATTACCACCTGAGTCCTGAAGCATTAATGCAATATAAACGCTTCCTGTAGATGATGCAGTAAACCTATTAACGTGAGTAGTTCCTGCGCTTTTAATAGTTCCATTAACTATATCTCCACCCAATGGATTAGATGAACTAACTCGAATTCTTCCGCTAAAAGAGTTAGAGTTACTGATATATTCCGCAGAAACTTCGTACTCAATACCTTCAACAACATTTACCGAAGTATATGCGGTGGGATAAGAGCTTCCCGCGCCTTGAATTTTGAGTCTTTGATTATCAACACTTAATGTGGCACTGTTTGTTCCTGACCATCCGCTAGTGTCACTACTAAAATCGCCATTCGTTACCAACTCATCACTACTCACCCCCACATTTTCCACAACACTATCACTCAATGCAGCAAGTTTGATGTCACCGGGCATCCAACCGGTGTTGTATCGCGATGTGGTATATACAGCCACTTGATTATCACCAACTTGACCAACTCCATCGCCAGATGTGAATCTAGAAATTCCTTCGGAATCAGAGCCAACAATTATTTGATTATCTTTACCAAAAGAAATTGCTTTATTCTGCGTAGAACTATCGACAAAATTAGCGGGGACAGTTCCGTATGTCCTAAAAAAGTCGTAAGAAAATGATGCGCTTGAATAATCCGATGAAAAATACATTGTGGTTGTGTTTTCCCTATAATACAATAGATTGTTTTGTTCGTTAAATATAATTCCTTCAATAGCGGCAGATACTCCACTATCCACCACCGTTCCATCATCCTTTATCACACTCACACCACCATCGGTGGCCACAGCAATTGTGGGCACCGGTAAACCAGTATCATCATCAATTGGTGCATTTGGTAGTACGGTCATGGCGACGTCGTTTATATTAGTGCTAATTATGCCAACTGAATTAACTTGGTTCGTAAATAAAGTGTTAGCGTTTCTTTTTGATATATTTGTAGAACTTAATCTTGCACTATTAGTAAACCACCCAATAGTATGATCATTTATCAACTTCACTTGAAAAAGTAGCATATCTGATCCGAAGTCCCCAGCAATAAATATCTGAGAATTAAGAGCGTGTATACTGGATAAAATTACATTAGAAGGTCCTATATGAGAAAAATTACTAGCAATATCAGTCCCAGATCCTCTATTAAACACCATCCACATGCCCATATCTGGATCATCGCCATCATAAATGGTAACCTTGTCTGCTTCCGCCACAATCACTGCCACTACGGGAAATTCGCGACGAGCACCCCTAGTCGCAGTATTCAACTCCTCATTATACCAACTGGTATGCTGTGTACGCTTTCTCCAAGCGCCACCATCACTGTCACGACTGGTATCATACACAAAAACATCTACTGCGCTATCGCTAATCTCAGCAGCAATTGCGTGCAACTCAACCATATCCGCGCTAACATCATCAAGATTAACCGCATCCTGATAAGCTAACGAACCTAAATCTTTGTTTAATGGTATTTGATTTGGGTCACCTCCAATGTCTCCTTGAACAACTGGAGATTGACCGCTGATTAATATATTATTTACTGAAAGATCTTTCATTTTATTTTTTGTTTAAGATTCTAGAGCTGAAATGCGCGATTCAAGTGAGGCGTTTTGAGATTTCAAGTCTTCGATTATGGTTTGTTGTTCTTGGATTGCAGCGATTGCATAAGTAAATAAACTATTGTAATCTAATGAATAAGGCCAGACAGTATTTCCATCTTCGTCTAACTTTTCCTCTCTTACCAAGAATTTAAGCTCGGGTATATTAAGAACCTGTTGTGCAATTACACCTGCCTCAATATGATGTGGTACGAGGTCTCCATTTTCATCAATTGGATTGCCGTTTTCATCAAATTGTAAATCATGATTAGGTTCATACAAGTTGCTTGTTTTAATATATTTTTTTGGAGTGATTTTACTAAGTGTTTCTATCGCTTCAAAAATCTCTTGCTCTTTATGCTTTAATCTATCATCAGAAGTCAAAAGAGAGGCTCCAGTGTAAGCTTTACCGTCTGCTTCAATTTTGAATTTAGTAGAATTCACACTCCCGACATCACTATTCAAGGTAAATAAATCGTGACTTGCTGTAGTAGTCTCTCGATGCCCCAGAATGGACTGCTCTGACCCTTTAATATGTAATTTAACAACAGGACTCGTAGTACCAATACCTAGATTTTGCCCTGTGTTGATATAGTTATCACCAGTAGTTCTTAAGCGTACTTTAGCTGTTCCTGATTGTGATAAACGGAACTCAGGGGCTGAAGCATCTATATGAAGGTTAGCCGCAGGACTCGTAGTACCAATACCTACGTTGCCGTCGGAAAGGATTGTCATCCTCGGTTCTGCTGGCTGCCCCTCTGTTGCTGCTCCTGCTGGTGCTGCTTCGGTAGAAAAAACAAGAGAACCTCCTGCACCTGTAGAAGAGTGCGATTGAGCATGAATTGATGCAGCAACATTCGGCCCATCCCCTGATCCGTCTCTGTTGTAAAATTGAATTTCTCCAAAGTTTGTATTGAGTGCGTTATTACCTGTTCCAGTAAGCCTAATTATAGGTTTAACCGCGCTAAAGATTTCTAAATTCGCAATAGGATTCGTAGTACCAATACCTACGTTGCCGCCATCTTTATTTATTATAAGTGGCACCGCAGTATTATTATTAGTCATGGATTGTATGCCTGTCTTGCGATCAGCTGTTATTGTTGTAGAAGGATAGCTTTGTATATAAATACTAGCCTCCGCAGGGGCGTCATCTAACCCAGGCCTAAACTTAGCAAGAGTATTCCACGCGTTATCTTGCGCGGTACTATCATATATATCTAATTTTGAACCAGCATTCGTAGTACCAATACCTACGTTGCCGCTGGAGTTGATGCGCATAGCTTCAAGGTCTGTTTTAATATTATCTTTGCGAATGTTAAAAGCTAACTCTCCCTTATCCGTACCTAAGCTATAAGCTTTTATACCTCCAAAGTATTTTGTGGCGCCAGACGAATTTTTCCCTTGTAAATTAATTACTGGGCCAGTTGTAGCGCTCCAATCAGAAGTGCTTCTTATTTTCAAGTTAGGTAAAGGTCCCTCTAAATGTAAAATGCCAGTAGGATTCGTAGTACCAATACCTACATTGCCGTCACCCGTTACCACGAAAGGAGCGTCAGTATTTTCAGAACTTTCTACTTTTAGTCTAAATTGTCCACTAGATCCACCGCCCTTTATGAATGCACCATGTCCCGTTGATGTAGAATTGTAGGCTTTTAGTGCAAATTCAGCACTAGAGGCAGTTAAAATATGCAACTTCACATCAGGACTCGTAGTACCAATACCTACGTTGCCGCCGTCTGGTTGAAGACTTATATTGTTACTCGCAGAAGTATTTGAGCTACTTACTATTGTTTGAATTTGTAATGATCCATTAACAGATTTAAACGCAACACCTCGATTTGTGTTTAATGAGGTAGTTTGATGGAAAAACTTAAAAGACTCAGCGTTGCTTACGGAACTGTAATTACCACCAAGAAAACTAGCTACTTCAGTCAATGTATTCGTCTCACTACTTTGTAAAACTTCCAATTTCGCACTAGGATCCGTAGTACCAATACCGACGTTGCCGTCTCGATCAATACGCATAGCTTCATCAAGCGTTTCATCTTGTTGAGATACTTCAAAAACTAGCTCTGTACTTGTAGCGTTTTCTGTGCCACCCTCTTTAACCGCTGCTATTCTTGCGCCTATTGCAGATGTTTCATTATTGCCTACAGGAACTTTAAATAATATACCAAGCCCATCTCCAGCTTCTAAGTTTTGCCCGCTTTTTTCTACCGCTTCTAAGGTCAATAAATTATCAATTGAATTCGTATCAGAATGAGTAGCTGTTATATGTAATTTGCTAGATGGACTCGTAGTACCAATACCTACGTTGCCCGAGCTATCAATGCGCATGCGTTCTAATACGCCTGCAGTTGATGAAGGCGCAGTGTAAAAAGCTAGTGAATTTAGATTTGCGTAATGATCGACGGTTGTTTTTATTGCGGTCCTAACTCCAGTACCAGAAGATATATCCGTTGATTCAAATTCAATACCACCAAGAAAATCGGGGGTGGATCCACCGGTATTATAGCTCGATTGCCAATTTGCATTGTGAGTTAATCTTAATACTGCGCCGGACCTACCCGCTCCACTGGTGATATCATCCGCTGTTGTATCTTCAATATGCAACTTCACATTAGGATTCGTAGTACCAATACCTACGTTGCCGCCATTAAAATAAGAATCAACGTTTGCTCCTAATTGAGTTAATGTCGCAGTATTCGCGCTGTTTCTGATTTGAATAGCGCAGGCTTCATCTGTTGATCTAGCAATCAATCTTACTGGACCACTATTGGCTCCTGCATCAATCACTAAGTTCCTATCAGGATTCGTAGTACCAATACCTACGTTGCCGTCTCTAATAAGCATTACATGGTCGCCATCAATCTTAAACTGAATTTTTGAAGGGTTATTCGAATCAGATACATTATTTAAGTCAGCGTTTAGAATTATATCTCCTCCGTTATTACTACTAATAACGGCATCAGTATTATAGGTTGTATCAGTTATGTATAACGCTGGACCAACAGACTCTAAATGAAGAAGTCCAGAAGGATTAGTAGCACCAATACCAACATTACCCCCCTCAAAAGCAAATCCATTATTGTGTTGATAAGTTAAACTAACAGGCGAAGCACCTCCTGCATCTCCAGTGCCCCAGAGTATACCTGCATACGCACCACCTGCACTTGGATATTCGTTCGTTAACTGATTGTATCCAGTATTAGAAGCAATAACAATATTATGGTCTTCGATCTCTACAGTTTGAGTATTAACGATTGTTTCTGTACCATTAACTGTTAAATTTCCACCAACAACAAGATTTCTTTGTAAGCTTACATCTCCATCGTTATAGTAAATACTATTCGACGCACCTGTTTCCCAGTAAACATCTTTTCCTCCGAAAACGGTATGTATTTTATAATTATTATTTGGAACTTCCTGAGCAAACGTTACGTGGTAACCGCTTGTTGATACGCCTGAAATACTATATGGAATGATTGCTCCTTCACCGTTAATTTCTAAATCGGTAGCAATTCTAGGGGCAGTATTATAAATGTCAAGAAATTGAATAAATTGAGAAGATTCCCCGGAAGCTATAGAATTAATCAAAGCGTTAGGCACTTCGCTACTTCCTCCTCCGCCTCCTCCGCCTGGGTTAGCGCCAGCAACCCATTTTATTCCGTTCCATTTTATGATATCATCAACGGCCGCAGGAGCAATTCCTCCAACTGCTCCATTTGAACCAAAATTAAATTCATTTTGTAAAGTAAAAGATCCGTCCACATTTACAGATCCGTTTACATCTAAAGAATAAGAAGGATTGGTCGTACCAATTCCAACATTTCCGCCATCTTCTATAAAAATACCATTACCACCATCATCTTGCAAGCTCAAGCCGTCAGCGTTGATGGCTCTTACCGCATCAGTTTGTATATGTTTTCCGCCGACAACCTGCAAACTTTCACTTGATTGCCAGAAGTTTGATCCTTCAACATATTCAAATGTTTTTTGAGCATTATTAGAATCATTGACTATAATTCCTCCTCGATTACTAGTCAACGAATTTCCTTGAGAATTAATTTCTATATGATCTCCTGATATCAAAAAGTCTTCTACATTAAATGTTCCAGTTGTTCCTTTTACAAAAAATTCTCCATTTATATTTGTAGAACCATTAACATCTAAAGCGTAAGAAGGGTCTTGCAAACCAATACCAACATTTCCTTGATTGTAATAAATTTCTCCTTGAGTTGATCCGTCTGTCCATTTACCAAGAACCGATGAGTCTCCAGTTAAAACAGAATTTCCATCAACAAATAAACCTTCTGAAAAATTACCGCTTCCATCAACATCAAAATCTGCAACAGGACTTGTTTTATTTACTCCTACTTTTCCGTTTGAGATAGTGATGCCTGTTTCTGTAGAATCTAATAAATTTAAACTACTTGAGCTTTGTAATTGTTCTCCTATAAATTTTTTACCATTTTCAAGCTGAACGTTTTGATTGAATTCCCAAGCATCATCACTTGTGCCATCGGCACCCGTAACAAATGTTATTGTTTTATCTGTCGCTCCTTTTACTGTAATGCCTCCGCCATCAGCATGTGCATCTGAAGTGGCGCCAACACCAAGAGATATATTTTTATCATCTAGATCAATTGTTGTTTGATTGATTGTCGTAAAATCACCCTTAACAGTTAGATCGCCATCTATTTGAGTGTTGCCAGTGACATGAAAGTCGGCTTCTGGATGAGTGGTTCCGATACCAAGCTTGCCGCCGCTAATACCTACCGTAATTTCAGTTTCTGTTTCAACAAAAGAGTTTTGTCCGCTTTTAATTAAATATACTTGATTTTGATCCATGATAAATAAAGGTTTACTTGTGTGCGATTGAGCTCATTCAATGATATACACAATACCATATTCAACTAGAAACAAAATACTTCATGAATATAGTTTTCAATTGAATAGGATACGCCATAAAATGAACTATAAAAGTTTCATCGTTAATCATTCTTGGCTCTGTATTAAATTGATTCATTGGAAATATTTTTCTATTATGCCCAAAGCCATCGCTTTTCTTTAAAATTTCACATAAAATTTCTTGATCTCCTCCGCTAGCATATAATGAAGATTTATCTCCATTAAAATCGCGCCATTTTTTGAGTATGTTTTTTGTATAATTGTGATTTCTAAAAATTATTACTCCGCTATTAAACATAGATCCCTTTGGTAGGTTTTTATTGTTAGTACCTATATCTTCACAAGCGACTATTTTTTTCGTTTTCGTGCATCTTGATAATATATCTTCAAATCTTTTTTCTGGATTAAACACTAAAGTATCTGAATCCATCCAAACAATATCATCGTGATCATCAAAATGATTCAATATAGCTTGAGCTTTTGACCAATTTGGACTTGAGTTTTGTTCGATCTTTTCGCGGTATACATAAAAAGTATAATTATTTTTTTCGCAGTATTTTTTAATATTTTGTTCAGAATACACCGCATAGTCAGAAATTTCTGGGGTATACAAACTTACAATAGCAATACTTTTGCCAGGATTATATACAGAAAATTTTTCTTTCGGCGTTTCAGGCTTAGGCATTTCTTGGTGAATATATTTCAAAAAATCGTAATCTTTGAAATTAACCCATTCATTTTTTAGTTTTGTAAGTTCGCTTTTTTTATTTTCTAAATTTTTATCTATTTTGATTTCTGGCTCAGGAGAAATTTCTAAATCATAGATCTCATAACTAAAATTATTTACTCCCGCAAAACAAAAAAGGCTATCAAGTTTTTTATTTAAAATAATTCCTGAACAATATGAATTTTTATTTGGTATATCAATACTTTCTGAGCTAATAATATTTATTTGATCATTGTTTACAGAAAATTTGACCAGATTATATTTATAATCCACATTATCTTTTTGATGACAAAGCATAACATATTTATTTTCTTCAAATAATATTGGTTGACAAGAATTGCGCCATTCACATTTTTTTGTTTCATCAAGCAAATTTTTATTATTAATTCCAAAATTTCCATCTTTTGAAAATTCGTATACCAAAGGAAACATGCTTAGTATTGTAAATGCACCCGAACTTGTTTTTAAACCCATCCAATTTTTTTGATTTTCCTGCGACACCTCTAAATCGCATAACATTTTTAAAAATAAAATTTTACCTTGAGTGAAATTTACCTCGCAGAGACCTGGATTATAAGGAGGAAATCCTTTCCAGAATTTTTCAGTTAATGCAGTGCAGGTAGCTTTGGCGCAAATATCTCCATTTGAGTTTTTGTATTCAGAATTTTCTATCAATCTTATATCTTCAATCACAACAACCCCCGAATCTTTAGCGTCTATTCTATAGTAATCCCAATATTCAATATTATTCGCGCAAAACTTTAATTGCTTAAATTCTATTTTATTTAAATCTTCATCAAAAACTTTCATCCAATAAGAAGCTCTGGTATAAATAAGAGACTGAACCATCCCAATTTTACCGCTATTAATGTCATCTATTTGTTCTCCAAAATCTTCTCCCCTGAATACTCCATAATATTTATTATCAATATTCAAAACCGATGGATTACTTAGCTTTAGTAAACTTTCAATTTTTTTTGGTTTTTGATTTATTTTTTCAACAATTTCATTTGTCAATTTTTTTTTAAAACTTTTCCACCATAATTTAATTTTGATATTATATTCTTCTAATGATTGATTATTTTCTAGCAGACGATTAATTTCCTGAGAAGCTTCCTTCCAAGAGGAAACTTCTATCAGTGGATGGTCTTTGAGCATGTATTTCCAATATTTACTTTTTTCTATAATAGGAATACTTCCAACCTCTAAGGCTTCATACAGTCTAAATGTATCAACAGAAGAGTTTCCTGCGGGACACGGAATAAAAATAGAATTAGACAATATATCTTTATATTCTTTAGTGCTCAATGAATCACTCGATTGCCAACCAGATGCAACATTACAATAATATTCTCCCTTACAAAATTTAAGGTCATTTATCATTTTTGATCTAATTCCCTGAGCATGAACTTGCCCCATAAAACTCCATGTATATTTTTTATTCATTTATAAGCTCGACCATCTAATGTATTTAATATACTGATGTTATTTTCTCTTATTTTAACAGTTAATAATTTTTCATTTAATATGGCTTTAGTTTTATTCTTGAACAATTGAATATCAGAATTTATATCAAACCTACCGTGCCACTGATAAGTTAACCAGTTGTATATGTGAGTTTTTAAACCTTTGTTTAATTTATCACTACTCATAAAAAAATCCAGGCTTTTAGCTATATCCTCAACCTCAAATAAGTGACTATTATCTATATCGACATTCTCAAACAAAGATCTTGGCGCAGCAAAACAATTAGTGCATATCCAGGACCTAACATCATAATCCATAAAATACATTTCATGTTCAACCATATCAAGTCTTCCGCAGAATATTGAATTTGAAAAACTATGATCCAAGATTTCTTCAAGCATATTTAATTCAAGCATTTTATGATCCCTGTATGAAGTCAAAGAATCATTTAAAAATAAAACTAAATCGCAATCAATATTGTTTTTAACATAATCTAAACCTTTTTGCCATCCAGAAAATTCCCAGTTAGAATTATCTCCAGGTAAAACAAATACGTTATCAAATTTTTGTACGCCCCCGCTTTCTACTTTATTGTCTATTAAAAAATATTGCTTATCGTAAGACAATTTATTTAAATGCCCAAAAACATAAGGAAAAGAATAAGGGTATTTATCTTTATCATATTGTAAATATATTATAGCAATTTTTTTATTCATTCTTAAAGCCTTTTTTATAACCCAAAGGAATAAAAGTTACATTTTTTGATTCTACATCTACTCTATAATACTGTCTAAATACATGCTTAAAATATTTATAATGACTTATTTCTGCGTGACAATGCTCATCACTAAGATGAATCAAGCAACAATTTTTGTCTTTTAATTTTTTGAAATATTTTTCGCGCTTCTCTTTTTTGCTTTCAATTTGTGATCTATATTTTTCTGGATATAAATTTAAATTACTTGCATATATATCGCTATAAACAATGCAAGCATTTTCGTATTGCTCATTCATTTCTGTATCATATACAATTTCTGGATCATTAAATAACTCAATTAAAAAGTCTTGCTCAAATAAATTATTTTCAGTGAATACAAGTTTTTGTCTTGAGTCTTGAAAAGTATCGAGCGCGTGTCTTAGATCTGAATTCTTATCTGGCTCAGGATTATTATTTTCCTCATGAAGTTGATGCGCCATTAAAGGATTAATATGCAATATTTTTTTGTAGTCAATTTTATTGACTAATGATATCATAAAAACATCTACAGCCTTATCCATGCCAACTTGCTCGCAGTATTTACATAAAAACACAGCAGCCTCCTTGCTTATAATATAAGAGTTTGCATTCATGTGCCAAAAATGATCGTTCTGTATAAAATAATCATTTTTCTTTACTCTTAAAAATAAATCATTATGCTTTTCTAAAACTTCGTTATATTTAATTTTGTTCCATGGTTGACACCCTCCTAGATAGCTAATCCATGCATTTTCGTCAAACTTTTTGTGATATGCTACATTCCAAAATTCATCAAATCCATCTTTAAAAACTGTATCATCTTCAAGTATTAAATAGTTTCTTGATTTACTATCTTCGCTTAGTTTTTTCCATAATTTATAATGACTTAAAGCGCAGCATATTTCAGCTTTTGTTCTCTCTTTCCATGTCTTCGGAAAAAGCATTTTGACTTCATCATTCAATTCTATAGTATTACAGTCTATAGCTGAAAATCTTTCAGCAAAAAAAGGCAAATTAATTAACATATGATTTAATCTATCTACACGTCTATCTAAATTTATAAAATAACTTTTAGATATATTTTTTAATTTTACGTTCATTGACTTGTCTGGATATATTCCTATTTGATCTGTAATTTTTCCATTGCCCCTTACGAACCTTAATTCAAAATTATGAATTTTACCAATTTTTAAATTATCCTCGCGAATACATTTCATTAAATATTTTTCTGCATGATAAAATTCTGGAGATTTTTTTAACCGAGAATACCTACAACAATAACCCTTCATCGCCTCTTTATTTTTTATAACAGCAAACCTATCATTAACTCCGCCAAACCATCCATAATCAATTTGCGGCAAATTATCATAATATGGAACTAATATATCATAGTCATTACTAAATTGACTAATATCAATAGGGTGAGTATGAAACAAATCGCTTCTAGAAAAAATATATAAATCATAATTTTTATCTAACTTAGAAAACTGATTATAAAAAAACTCAAGAGAATAAATTTGCTTTAATGAATTCTCAGTACTAATCTTTGAGTCTTCGCCCCAGGCACCACCAAATTGATTAATTAATTTTTCGCTTAAATTTTTAATTTCTGAACAATCAATACTGTCAAGCTCGTCATAAAATGTATTTTTAAAATTAAAATATTTTTTAATTGATTGGTAGTAAATATTATTTTCCTCATCCTCAGATTCTTGCTGTCGAGGATTAGAGTATTTTAAATTCTTGCTGGTTACAAGGTGAAAATCAACATCGTGCGAATCGATATACCTGTAAACATTTTCATTAAATGAATTAAATTGTTTTTCATTGAAATTCTTTACTTGTCCAAAAAATATATATGCAATTTTCATCAATAACCTTCTCCACTAAAGCCATTTATATCGGAAGATATATTATTATTTTCATCAATTCTTTGACCTATATAAGAACCGTACTCAAAGGGTGAATAAGCTGGGTATTCATTTTCTTTAATTCTTTCATTAGATCCATGAGACAAAAATAAATCTTTATATCTATCATGAAAAATTTTTAAAAACATCTGATCAGTTTTAAACTTTGGGTTTTTACTGCGATACAAATTATTTAAATCGAAAAAAGCTTCTTGGCTTAAAGAGTTTTTAACTCCCCACATTCCCGCCATTACTGGCCAGTGATGTAATTCATGATCTACCATGGAATGCAATGGTAAATCGCAATTTTCCCACTCTAATACCGCTTGATATTCTTTATCTGAAACCCTAGAATCCGCGTCTCTACTAACAGATATTTTTACATCAGGATTAAATATAGAAGAAAATCTTTCAAAAGCAAGGCTAAAGTCGCAACGATTAACAAAAATAATTTTACTTGCAAACTTATCAAGTTCGCAGATATATTTTTGCGGTACATTATTACCAAGATAAAACCAACTCTCCCAGTCTTTGTATAGTTTTTTTCCAATTAGCTTGGCGTTTTCTATCGCTCCAACGCAGTATGCGGGATGAGATCCCCACAAAGAAAATGAAACTACCTTTTTATTCATCTAACATAGAGGAATATGCATTAATATTGTCTATGTTATCGCAACTAAATTTATGTAATAGTTTTTTAACGTCTTTTTTATAATCACCTATATTATTGTAATGATTCAATAAAACATTTTTAATTTGCTTGGCGCCCATATCTACATCAAATTCTGGATAGAAATAACCATAATCCATTAATAATTTTGAATTATGTATTACAGGCATATCTAGATACATTGCTTCTAGGTGAGAATAATTCAATTCATTATATACTTGATGACTAATCAACGTTTTCCCAAATTTACAAAAAGCCTCTAAAGAACCCCATCTATTATTAAAAAACATAAACTCTTTGCGCTTTCCTGCTTGAGTAGATTTGATAAATTCCTTGAAAAATTTTCTTTCTCGTATTTTTTCACAACAAAAAACATTAACAGACTTCAATTCGTTTCCAAAAATTTGATTAAACCTTTCTGTAATCATAACTGGTATCAAGCAGTTTTTAGAGGTTGTTCTATTCGGCTCAAATATACAAACTTGATTAACTGCATTTTTATCAAAATAAGGATTAAGGTTTTTTGATTTTAAAAATTCTATTTTTTTATCAACGAAATAGCTCCCCCATATATATGGACAGATTTTAACATTTTCATTTTGATGATAAGCTTTTATATAATTTAAAGCAAATCCATAATGCGGCGAAGTCCATATCTGATCAAATTTAAATTTATCAACATTCACTGGAGTTTTCACGCTCTCTGGACCAGTTAAGCCATGGTGCATGTCATCAAGCAATTTGTTACCATAATGAATTAAAATAAATTTAGTTTTACTACTTCTCTTCTTTAGTGATGAATACATATTTGGCAGTAGTTCGAATCCGCAAACTAAAACAATATCAAACACCTCATTTTTGTCGCTCAATAAATCATCAAGCATCATACCTTTATGATTTAAGCTTAATGTAGTAGAAGGTTTGTTTTGGGTTATATAGTAACAGTCGTGACCTGCCTTTTTTAATATTTCATATAAAAATACTATATTCTGTTGCATTCCATTAGTCCAAAAGGCAATAGACATATTTACTGTGATTGCAATTTTCATTCAAAAAGTTTTCTATATCTTTCTTGTACAGCTGGGCTTTTTGGGTTATATCTTTCTATAACAGCGCGAGCTTTTGCATTATAATCTTCAATATTTTTATCATGATAATTTAAAGCTTCATTTAGTTTGATTGCCCCTTGCTTTATGTCGTAGTCCTTATAATAATATCCTGCGTCTTTAATATGCTCAGAATTATGAACTAATGGTATATTAAAATGAAGTGCCTCAAGATATGTATAGTTTAGTGCGTTCATTAACTGATGAGATAAAACGATATTACAATCCGAGGAAAAGATCTTGGACACTTTTTCTCTAGAGGAAAAATTAATTTTTCCATTATTAGTTATATCTAATCCCCACATAAAAAATTTAAAAAACTTTTTATCAGCTAATTTTTGAGAGCAATAAGACGTTAATTTGTTGAATGAATTTCGATTATAATTCCTGAAATATTCTTCTACGATCATAATCGAAGGAAGACAGTGCTTCGTGAGATTTAGATTGGGCTCTAATATCGCAATGTTTTTTTCTCGATCTGGAGAATACAAGCATGTCTTTCCAGTTTTTTTCCAAATTTCTTCGTGAAGATCTACATATTTACTTGACCATATGTATGGTAATTCTAAAACTCTATCTGTATTATAATAAGTTTTGAAGTAATTAAAAGAAAATTTATAATGCGGAGATATCCAAGCCTCATCAACTTTATACTTATCAATAGGCATTGCATTATTCCAAGAACATCTTTCTATATCAGCAAGCATAGAATTTCCATAAATAACATGAATATTTCTGCATCTCGGATTTTTTTCTTTTATAAAATCAATGTCGCCTCTTTCTAATACAAACGCAGAATTTATTATAAAATTTAAGCTTTCTGAATATTCTTTAATTTCTCTCTCCTCTATTATAAGGATGTCTGCAGGTGGATCTATACAATTATCAATAGAATGATTAATGCAAATAATAGGATTAAGCCCTATGTCTTTTATTAATTCTGCCAAAAAAACTATATTTTGCTGAAGCCCGTTGCAAAATAATCCTCTTTCAAAATTCGCGGTTAACAGTATGTTCATTGTCTATGAATTGATATATCTAAATAATTTCCAGTTTCTAAGATTGTGTCTGAAAATGTTACACTGAAACCTGTCTCTGAAACATTAAATGTTGAATACGCATAGAAAAAGTCGGAATCTTCTTGAACCCTCATGTTAACATTAACCCTAGGAACAGATGTATGCGTTGCATTATCTCCTATATCTGAGTAATTATATGATAAGGTGTCTACTCCAGAAGGAATCAATAAAGAAGTTCCAAAAGCTCTTTCTGAAGTTATAGCTTCATATAAATTATCGCCAAGTCTTCTAATTTTTACCCAATCAGAAGTATTATTTTCTCCTGTCTTTTCGTATATATCAAGGGTGTCTGAATCAATATAATGCGAACCAATAATTCCAGCAGCCTTTGCACTACCGGAAGGTGGCCCCGCATCAGTGATTAAGGGCTTTCTAATACCAAGATTGGCATTAACGAAAGCTTCAAACGCCCCCATTAGTAATTATCCCTTTCTACTACTGTGGAATAAAATGGCGGCAGAATATAAATCCAGGTTATGCTTTAAAGATAACTCCTGAATTTCATTCTTTACATCTAATAACTCTATATTTTCTGGGCTTTGAATACAACCAATCAATTTATTTTTCCAATCAGACTTATAAGAAGAAACTACTACAGACTCACAAAGTTCATCAATCATAGATTTTTCGCTATTCTTGAGTTTGTTTTTTTTCATTTTTTTGCGCATTTCTTTGTAACCTTGATTTCTTAAATCTTCTGTAGAATATATAATTTCTTGAAGATTTTTTCTCGAGAACAACTCATCTTTGTTTATCGATGCATTATCTTGAGGTATGCCAGAAGTACCTACAGGCCTTCCAACCTCTTGAGTAGGTTGCTGCGCATCACCTTCTGGTGATATCATCGGCACACCCCCTACAATTGGATTATACATACCATCTCTTCTTTGCTCGATGTATTTTTTCTGAGCAACCTCCATTTCTTCTGGTTTCGGATAAGAACCTTTTTCCAAGACATCCATGCCTTGTTCAGGCGTTATAATTCCCAATTCCATTAGTCGAGTTGCAACTCTTTGTAGTTGAACTTCATCTTTTATATCTGCTTGTTCAAATTTTACTGTTGGGTATTTTCTAAAACCTAAGTTTTGACAAATCATTTTAACTTGAGGCTGAAGAAAATCATAAATAAAAGCGTTTCTAGACTCTTCTAATCTTTCTAAAAATATCTTAGCTTTAACTTGCGTATTACTATACCTTTCATCTCCAACAATTACATTTTGTAGCCCCTCCTTAATATCGTTATTTATAACTTCATATTTAGCTGGGCCAACAACCTTCCCTATATCAGGAATAACGAATTGAGCTTTAGTGGTATAGTCACTAACAAGAACTCTTCCTACGCTTTCATTTTTAAAAAGGTTTTGCATGGCTTCCATGTTTCTTGGATTAATTCCACCTTTATCTGGCTCTGCTCCCATAGTAATGAGCAAGATTACATTTTCTATGGTGCGACAAATTGCTTGGTCAATTTGTTTGAGTTCGAGCTTGAAATTTATATCGTCAAGAACAGGGTAACCGAATGGTACAGCAAACGGTTCGTAGTCTTGTTTTTTATAAAAAGAGTAAACTAGATGTCCCGGATCTAATTTTATTCTAATTCCGTCGGAATTATATTTTCCGTTTTTAATTTTTTCTTTGACAGAATCTTCTAGGGCTTCATAAACCTGTTGGTCGTATTCTGTCTTTGGGTTTTTTAATCTCTCTATATCATATTCAGATAATATTTTTTCATACAAGCCTGTTTCAAAAGAAGATCCTTTTGTTGCAACTATATCATATGGATTTAATAGAATATATTTTACAGGAAGTTTTCCTGGCTTAAGGGCTAGAGATGAGCCATATATTTTCGTTAGTTTTTCAAAGTCAGATTTAGAAAACTTTCCGTCTACTCGATACAGAAAAATGTTCCCACTTCTATAATATTCTCTAAAGTACTGATCTTTTAGATTCCATAAATTAATTTTATCAAACCATTTATAAACGAAATCCCTAGAGTTTTGCGTTCCTCCTTCAAGATAAATTTGAGAATTTGCAAACTCTGACATTACATCGATAGCGTTTCTAAAAACGGCTATATTAGCATATGCTTTTTGACAAAGTTCTATAGAGTCTCTAATATTGACTCCATCACTTCCGTAAACATACGGTAACATTCCTCCTGAAATGTTAGAAAATCTGTATTTTTTATCAGATTTATGCGTTGCATTTCTTCTCGATACAAAATCTTCAGAACTCGATTTTGTTCGACTATAAGCGGCCTTAGACTCCAAGTAATAAGGCTCGCCCGCCGAAGACGGTCCAACTATCGGAACTTCTAAAAAGTTATTTAAAGTTTGGGACTCACTTTTTTCGAATTTTTTCCAATAATCAGAGCGTTTTATATATTTTCTCTTGCTCATCACTTATGATACACGAAAGTCAAAGTAAAGTCTATAAAAGTTAAAAAGTTAACTTTTAACTTTTACAGATATTTAAAATGTGTATAACATGTCTATGTCAGAAAACGAACGACAAAGATGTATAGTTAGCTTGCCTCGTGGAGAGATAAAAGGAACCATAATTAATAGATACGAAGAGGTAGGGGGGCCAGATGATGGTGCAATTTTTGCAGTCATTGATCTAGATAATGGCCAACTCATTACCGTAAGAATGTCAGAGATTTTGCCTGAATAAGTGTAATCATAACTTATGAGCAATCACACACATAACCCTAATTTTAGATATGGTAACGACAATAGAGATCTTACCGCAGCAAATAATCCATTTCTTTTTCCTGTAAGCTATCCATCTCAAGGTATGCCTCCGCTAGGGGCAATAAAAGGCAACAAGGGTTATTATCCAAATGATAATAAAGGTTATTACATAAATTCAAACAGAGTAGATATTTCTACAATTGACCAACCAAATAAAAAACAACCCCCAAATTCTAACTATAAAATCCCATGATATTTGCAATATTAACATTGATCTCCGCATTAAGTATTTCTTGCATTGCGGCTTACTTTAGTATAATTGGACTTGCCACCATCTTCCCAGGTTCCATTGGGGCGGTTATAGCTATGGGCGCAGCCTTAGAAATTGGCAAAATTATTGCAGCTATATGGCTTCACAAAAACTGGAAATTAGCCCCGACTACAATAAAAATATATTTATTTTCAGCAATTTTAGTATTAATGGGAATTACAAGCATGGGTATTTTTGGGTTTTTATCAAAATCTCACATTGAACACCAAAACCACGCAGAAAAGAATCTAGCTCTTGCTTCTCAGGTAGAAACAAAAATTACAAGAGAGCGCGAATTTATTGAAAGACAAAAAGAGCTAATACAACAAACCGAAAATAGCAATCAAAACCTTAGCGACAAAAGTCAAGAAAACATAAAACTAGAACAAGAAAAGATAGATCAACTAAATATTCAATTAGAGAAAGATATCGCGCTTGACAGCAAAATGCTTTTACCTATTCAATCCAGAATAGATGAATTAAACAAACAGTTAAATGAAGTAAAAAATAAGCCCGGCGGACTTTTTTCAAACAAAACAAAAGAAATAGAAAAAATTCAAACTGAACAAGCAGAAGAAAGAAAAGAATTGTCTGCAAAAAAATCTGATATTGAATCGCGCATCTCAAAATACAGAAATGAAACATCTACATTAATCTCTGATATACGAAAAAGAATACAAGAATATCAATCTATTGGATTCGAAAAGCCAGATGATGTAAAAAATAAAATAGAAGAATATAACAATAAAATTTCTGCTTCATTAGATAAAATTGATGAGCTAGAAAAAGAAAAATTTAATTACGACGATGGCTCTAGACAGCTAGAAGCTGAAGTCGGACCAATTAAATATGTCGCCGAACTTATATCCGATTTTACTGGAGTAGAATTTGATATAGGTAAAGCGGTAAGAATAGTAATTATAATACTTATTTTTGTATTTGACCCGCTTGCAGTGCTTCTCGTATTAGCTGCACACATAAGTCTAACAAAGCATTTTCCTAAATTAACAGAAAGCCAAGAAATAACTTTTGAAAAAATTGCAGAAATAGAATCTCAAGCTAAACTATTAGAACAACAAGAAATAGAAATATCCGAGAAGAAGAAAGATCTTGATCACGAGAAATCTATACTAGAACTAAATGAGGTTCAAGTGAAAAAATATCAAGATGAAATATCAAAAACAAAAGAAGCATTAAGGTTATCAAAAATAGAAGCAGAAAAAAAGTTGCTAGAACAAGAAGATGTTTCTGTAATTTCGTCAGAAGTTCAACAGCTTATTAGTCAAAAAGAAGCTGCGCAAAAAGAAATTCAACAAATAAAAATAAATAAAAGCAAGCTTTTAAATAAAGCGGACGAAACAATCAAAAGCGCAAAAGAAATTAAAGCGGTTCTAGGAAATCATCAAAAACACAAAGCTCAAATTGAACAATTAAAAAATGAAGTTTGCATGAACGCTGAAAAGTTTAATTCTCTTAAAAACGGAATTCTTGATCTTGAGTCCAGTAATAAACTATTGAGGCAAAACATAAAATCTTTAAAAGAAGAAAATTCGTCTCTCAAACAAAGAAAGCCGATCGATCCAAATCCAGAGCTCAAAAATAAAATATCTCAATTAATCGATCAAAAAAATGAATTACTTCAGCAGAATAAAGAAATTCAAGCTTCAAATTCAGTTATTGGGCGAGTTAATTCTATAGACAATAAGAACTTTGAACTATCTGTATCTTCTTCTATATCAGGAACACATTTCTATACCAAGCAAGAAAACTTTTCTAATGAACAAGTCAACTTATTTGTATCTCTTAGTTTAGAACTAGATAACGAGAACCCAAATAGATCTCCTCAAGAGCTAGAAAGCTTATACAATAAAAAAATCAACACAATTATTGACCCAAGAATTAGCAACAGAGAGTATAATAAATTAAACCCAAACTATAAGTTTTTACCTTGACTTTATATATAAACTGGTTTATCATAACCAGGTGAAAGAATTAAATAAAAGAGAGATAATCAAAAAGTTTGTCTCTACCCCAAAGAAAAGCACGCGAGCATTTTGGTCAAAAGAGATGAAAGTTCTCAATGATCTTTTGGAAATTTTTCCCAATAGAACATTTTGGACCAAGGCAAGTATGCCCAAAGTGGCGTCGCTATTGATGCTTAAATCTGGTTTCGGTTTTGGTGTTTTACAAAAAAAATATAATGAATTTCATTATAAAGTTCCCCCAAAAATAGATATACCAATTGGCAAAAAAACTGGAGAAGATAAAATTTTATCGAAAAAACCTAAAACAATTAGAGAATTTATAGATGAGTAAAGTAAAAGAAGTTCAAACTACAGATCAGATCGCAAAGTTTCTTTCCGATAAAGATAATAAAAAATACCATTACAATTTTCACGAAGGAGAGGAATATAAAATTTCTAGCGGCAGCCTAAACCTTGATATTGCACTTGGCGGCGGACTACCCAGTGGAGCTCACAGGTTCACAGGAATCAATGAAGGAGGAAAAACTAGCTGCGCAATGGCTTTTGCAAAAAATTTCCAAAAGCATTTTAAGAACAATGGAATGATTATATACATTAAAAGCGAAGGAAGATTTAGCTCTGAAATGATTGAAAGGTCAGGGATTGATACGGATCCCGAAAAATTCTTTTGCTTTGATTGTAATATTTTTGAAAAAGTTTTTGAGCTGATCAGAGAATTAGTTTTTAATAATGAAAGCGACAAGAAATATATGTTCATTGTAGATAGTGTTGATGCTTTATGTAGGGTCGGAGACATTGACAAGCCTTTTGCCGAATCAGAACAAGTTGCGGGAGGAGCGTTGATTACTTCGGTATTTCTTAAAAAAATGGTTTTACCAATCACCAAAATGGGACACACAATGATATTGACTAGTCAAGTTCGAGTTGAAGTCGCAACCAATCCATACGCCGCAAGAGGTGGGCCCAAGGTAAAGCAAGCTGGAGGTAATGCAATTAAGCATTATGCAAACTTTATTTTAGAGTTTGAAGAAAGATACAATTCTGATTTAATTTTTAAAAATCCCACAGCAACTAAACTTGATGAAAAAGGAGAACCAATAGGTCATTATTGCAAAATAAAATTCAGAAAAAGCGTCAATGAAAAAACAGGATCTACCGTTAGATATCCAATTAAATATGGTCAAAAAAATGGCAAATCAGTATGGAGAGCAAGGGAAATATTAGATATGTTATATTTGTTTAATTTAATCGAGAAAAAAGGAGCGTGGATATCTGTGTCTGAAGATCTAATAAAAGAGCTGTCAGACAAAAAATTTGAAATAAATGAAAAATTTCAAGGAGAGCAGAGGTTAATTGATTATTTAGAAGAGAATGAAAAGCTTTCCGATTTTTTATATGAAGACTTTAAAAAGTTAACTAATGCGCTTTAAGACCTTAACAGGGGCAACTAGAACTGTCAAAAAAGCTAAAAATTATTTGATCAAATGGGACTCTCCCAGCAGAAGTAAAATACAATTTGAAGCCAAGCAGTTTTTAAAAAAATACTGGCAGAACCATATTGTATTCGAAGAGTTTCCGGTAGCAGGTACAAAGCTCTCTTTAGATTTTTATAACGCAAATAAAAAAATAGCAATAGAAGTTCAAGGCAAACAACATACAAAATATGTTCCATTTTTTCATGGCAAAAATAAAATTAATTATATCAATCAATTAAAACGGGATCAAGATAAATTACGATTCTGCGAATTAAATAACATAGATCTTGTAGAAATATACGATGGAGACACCTTAAATGAAAAACTTTTTGAAAGTTTTGGTGTTATTCTTTAATTTGTGTAATATATAATATGAACGAAGATTTTATTGATCCTGAAAATTTAGAAAAATTTCAATTGCCAGAGAATATTATTCGACAACTCTTTGAATTTACTGGGTCAACAAATGGAGATAGCGGCTTTATTCTTTCGTTTGTTAATCAAGATGGCTTACCTTCGGTAATTACAAAAGCTCAATCTCCAATAGTAGAAATGGGTTTACGCAAGGCTCTTGAACAGTACCTCGAACAAGTCTCTGCCCAGGAAATTGAATTAAACTTTCCTACCGATTTGGGAGACGAAGAAACTCCTTGACTTTTTAAACTCTTTTTGCTATCATGTAAGAATGATATATTCTTACGAATTAGAAAAACACCTCATAGCAGGATTGATTAAGTTCCCAGAAAGCTATCCATTAATAGCTTCCTTTATAGATCAAAAAGATTTTTTTGACAAAAATAGTATTGTAAATAAAACTATCTTTTCTATCTTAAAACAATCTCTAGAAGAGAGAGACGCGCTAGACGAAGTTATTTTATCCCAAAGAGTTCAATCACTAAACATTTCATTTGAAGACAATATTAATATCGCAGATTATATTAAAGCTTTATCCATGAGACAAATCTCTAAAGATGGAGTTTTAAAAACAGCGAAAGAATTAAAAAAAATAACAGTCAGAAGAGAAATTCATGACGCATCAATTGATGTAGCAAAAAATATGAAATCACTATCTTCTTCAGCTTCTTTTGATGACATCGTATCTGAAGCAGATAAAACTTACAATGAAAAAATTAATCTTTATGAAATAGGATCAAACAATCCAGAAAATTTATTTGAAGACATGGAAGACTTTATTGAAGAAAGAGGCAATAACCCAATAGAAGAATTTGGCTTGATGGGCCCTCATAGAAGAATCAATGAGCTTTATGGATCTCTTTTTAGACCAGGCAATATCACCGTAGTTGTGGCTAGAGCTGGAGTAGGTAAAACTCAATTTTGCATGGATTTTTGTACAAAAGTATCAGCTATAAATAATCATGTACCAATTTTACATTTTGATAATGGAGAAATGAGTAAAGAAGAATTGATAATAAGGCAATGCTCTGCTTTATCAGGAGTTCCCATGCATTTACTTGAAACAGGACTATGGAGGCAAGCAGGAGCAGAAGTCGTATCAAAGGTTAGGAGCACATGGTCGAAAGTAAAAAACTTTAAATTTTATTACTATAACGTGGCAGGTCATAGCGTAGACAGCATGATTAATATAATCAGGAGATTCTATTACTCAGAAGTCGGAAGAGGTAACCCCATGCTTTTTAGCTTTGACTATATTAAAACTACATATGAAAAACAAAATGGATCCAGTAGCTGGGAAACGGTAGGCAGAATGGTTGATAAATTTAAACAGCTCATTCAAAAAGAATTATGTTTCAACGGCAAACCAGCTGTAGCCATGCTAACAAGCGTGCAGAGCAATCGATTAGGTATCACAAACAATAGAAATTCAGAAAACATAGTAGACGATGAAAGCATCGTATCTCTTAGTGATCAGATTACGCAGTTTTGCTCTCATTTATTTTTATTAAGGCAAAAAACAATGGATGAAATTTTAGCAGAGCCTGAAGATTTTGGAACTCATAAATTTATTTGCTTGAAATATAGGTGGTTAGGTAAAGAGGTTCACAGAGCCTTGCAACCTGTTGAAATGCCAGACGGAAGTAAAAGAAAAAACTATATAAATCTTCATATGGAAAATTTTAATTTAGAAGAAAAAGGAGACTTGCAAGATATGGTTGACCACATGGATTCTGAAGGGGTCGGAGCTATAGAAGGCTTCTTGGAAGACGCTCCAGATATTTAAAATGAGCCCAGAAAAAATAAAAGACTCTCTAATTAAATTAGGGTACAAACTAGCAGACAGGGGTCAGTACTGGCAAACAAACGCCGTATTCAGAAATGGAGACAATAAAACCGCAATTCAAATTTACAAAAATACTGGAGTATGGAAAGATCACGTTCAAAATAGTTCGTTCTCTCCATTTAAGCGGCTCGTAGAAATAACCCTAGGAACAAACGATCAAACTCAAGTTAAGGAATTTATTGATGAAGATAATTTGGGAGACAATTATAATAGATTAACAATTTCAGAAAAATTAGAGATGGAAGAAATTTACCCAGAAAGCTGCTTAGAGAGGTTGTTGCCTCATTATAAATTTTATAATAACAAAGGCATTTCAAGTGAAACGCTGACAGCGCTAAAAGGAGGTTATGCTACAACAGGCAAACTTGGCAATAGATTTGTTTTTCCTATCTATAATGAGCATAATCAGATTCACGGATTCTCAGGGAGAGACATGGCAGTTAATAGCTCTCGTCCAAAATGGAAACACTTGGGGAGAAAAAAAAGCTGGATATATCCTTTGTATGCTAACCAAGATACTCGAAAAGCTATAGAAGAAACAGGTGAAGTTATTTTTGTAGAAAGTATCGGAGATATGTTAAATCTTCACGAGAATGGATATAAAAATGTTTTAGTTACATTTGGACTAGATATATCTTCTAAATTAATATGCTCTACATTATCTTTTAACATTAAAAAGGTTATAATTTCATTAAACAATGATATTGGTGCTGATAAAAATAGAGGTCTTGAAGCTAGCATCAAGAACTATCTTAGATTGTTAAATTACTATAACCCGGAAAATATATTAATCTGCCTGCCTCTTGCAAAAGATTTTGGAGAAATGAATGAACAACAGTTTATTAAATGGAAAAATAAGTTATCATCAATAGACCTAAAAGAACAACAATCTTTCATTATACAAAAAATAAATCAAATATATAAAAGCTTGCCAAAAAATTTATTAAAAAATAAAAAAATAATTATCAATGAGTGAGTTAACTAAACTTTCGGCAAGTAGAATAAAAACAGCGCAGCAATGCTCTTGGACATATTGGTGCAAGTATAAATTAAAACTGCCTGAATCAGGAAACGATGGGTCTAGCCGAGGTACAATTTGTCATAATATTTTCGAGTTGTTAGGAGATAAGCATAAAAGAGAGTTTAATAAAATAATCAAAGATGGAACAATCTGGAATACAAAAATTGTTGCAGCGCAAGTGCAAAAAGAAGCTGAAAATCTTAGGGTAGATGATCAAGAAAATCTTGATTTAATTGATGAAATGATAGTTAATGGATTAAGATGCGATTTCTTCGGGGATGAAACTCAGACTCCGGTACTTGCAGAGTCTGAAAGGTTTTTTGATTTAGAGATAGATAAAGGTGACAAGAGTTACGCAATTAGGGGGTATATAGATAAACTTTTTGTATACAAAGATAACTCTGTAATTATTAGAGATTTTAAAAGTAGCAAATCAGTATTCAAAGGGAAAGATATTACAGACAATCTTCAAAATTTAATATACTGCCTAGCAGTGAAGCATCTTATGCCTGAAACAGAACCTCAAAGCGAATTCTTATTCTTACGATTTGATTTAGAAAAAGATTTATTAGGTAACAGCGGAAAAGGTTATGTTCGAATGGATAAAATTACCCCTGAAGAACTAGAAGGCTTTGAACATCAATTAACTCAATTCCAAAACTATCTAGACAACTTTAATGAAGAATCTGCGAATTCTAATTTTGCAGCAAACCAAGATTTTCCAAGAGACGGAACCTTTGGAGGCCCTTTAGCTTGTGGTAAAGATGGCTACAAAATATCTAAGGGTGAACCAATTTTAGATAAAGAAGGTAACCCAATTAAAGCATTCATATGTCCATTCAGAAAACCAATGGAATATTATGCTCTAAAAGATCAAGATGGCAACATTAAAAAAACATCGTTTATAGATAATAAGCACGAGCTTGAAGTTGAAGAGGGAGATGAAATCATTAAAATGAAATATGACGGATGCCCACACTGGAACAATAAACAAGTCTTGGACAATTTTTTAGACTAATCATGGATGTAAGCTTTATTATCATAACCAATGGCAACAAGCCCAAAGAACTTCTGCTTCAAATAGAAAGTATATACAATCAAAAAATTAAAAACTTTGAAATCGTAATTTGCGGGGACATTAAAGATATACAAATTCCTAAAAAAAATATAAAATATATTGAATCAATACAAGACGCAAAATTAGGATCGCTTGGAGGCATGAGAAACAAAGCTTGCAAATATTCAAGGTTTGATAATTTGGTGATATCAGATGATGACATGATTTTCTGTTCAGATTGGTATGAAAGCTTATTGATGCATAAAGAAAACTTTGATATACTTACTCCATTGGTTAAGCTTCCTGATGGCACCAGGTTTTGGGATAAATGTTGTTATCAAAGCCCAACACATGGACATTCAATACTAGAGCCTGACGAAAAAGACGAACATCTTTATATGTCAGGAGGTCAAAGCTGGGTTATGAAAAAGCATGTCTGGGAAAAAGTTCAATGGGATGAAAGTTTGGCGATTTATACTATGAAAAATATCTCTGACTATAAACAAGGAAAAGATAATGAAGATACAGATTTTGCAAAACGATGCAGAGAATCAGGATTTTCGATTAGTCATAATCAAAAAATAAAAGTTATACATAATGATGCGTCCTATACAGGTCTGGGAAGACTTGTCAGAAGAAGAATTCATGCCAACCAAAACTGGTGCTCAAATTTAAAGTTTCCCCACAAAGTAAATACCGAAATTGCAAAAACACTTTTAAGCTTTGGAATTGAAGCGGAAGCGGCGGATATCTTGAGAAAGTCATCTAGCGAAGGAGATATATCCGCAGGAATCATGCTGGATGAAATTGAAGATGCAAGAGGAGGTAAATTAAGTAATACAAATTTTTGTTTTAGCGATGAATAAAGTAGGTTTATTAATTATCGCAACCAATAAATACATTGACTTTGCGATAAATTTAATTAAAAGTGCAGACGAATATTTTTTACCCAATCAAGATGTAGAGTACTTTCTATTCACCAATCATCAAGATTTAAAAATTGATTCTTGCAGAAAAGTTAACTTGATTAAAACTAGCCATAAGCCCTGGCCGTGGATGACCCTTGGAAGATATGAAATTTTTTATTCAAAAAAACAAAAACTATTACAGCAAGATTATTTATTCTACTGTGACGCAGATATGAGATTTTGTGATATGGTTGGAGATGAAATCTTAAGCAAAAGAGTCGCAACTCAACACCCAGGATACTTCAACACAAGAGGCACGCCAGAAACTAATCCAAATTCCTTGGCGTGTGTTTTTGAGTTCGAAAATATGCAATATTTTGCAGGAGGCTTTAACGGCGGAGAATCTGTAGAGTACATAAAAATGTCAGAAATTTTATCAAACAATATCAATGAAGATTTAAAGAAAAATATTATAGCTGTTTGGCATGATGAGTCTCACATAAACAGATATTTTATTGATAATCCACCAACCAAAATACTAGATCCGGGTTATTGTTACGGAGAAAGCCTGCGTCCTCCTTTTGTTCCTAGGCTCTTGGCTTTAGACAAAAACCATCAAGAAATAAGATCCGAATGATACATAAATTAATTTCTTTATTTGCTAAAAAAGAAAAAAGGAAGTATGCAATCTTGGGATATTCGACGATAAACATTGGAGATGACATACAAAGCTTAGTTGTTTCAAAACATATTACAGTAAGCTATATAATCAATAGAGATGATCATAATCTCGTCTATGATATTAATGGCAATCGTTGTAAATTAAAAGAACGTGTTTATTTAATTATGAACGGTTGGTTTATGCATAATAAAAACTGGAGACATGGAAATAAAAATTTAACCTTTCCCATTGAAAACGAATTAATACAACCAATATATATATCTACCTGCCTTAGTAAAGACGTTAAAGAATTATACAATCAAAAATGCCTTGATCATTATAAAAAATTTTCCCCTATCCTAACTAGAGACAATACTACTTGCAGTAAACTTCGAGAGCTAGGAGTTGAAGCTGATTTTTTTGGGTGCATGACTCAAACTTTACTTCCAGAGCAAATTGAAGAACTTTCAGAAGAATTTTCGAGCGTCAAAAACAAAACTATATTTGTCGATTGTAAAAGACACTTCATTAACCATAGAAGTCAAAATAAAATTTTTATAAAACATTACGACCCTAATTTAGAAAAGCTAAACCCAAAAGAAAGACTCCAGAAAGCAGAAACTCTTTTGGCAATCTATAAATGCGCAGCCAAGATATATACATCAAGACTACACGCTTTTCTTCCGTGTCGCGCAATGGGTCTAAACGTAGAATACGTAGGTAATATAAATTACAGAGTTAAAGATTTAATCAATTATAACCCAGATAAGGAATTGATGTTAAAAACTTTTTATGATTTTATTTAAAATACAAGGCGGCTTATGCAACCAACTATTTCAATGGGCATACGCCTATAAGCTAAGCAAGTCTCACGAACTATATATTGATAATTCATTTTATGCAAATCAATTTTTAGAGCCTTTGGTTACAAACAGAGATTTTCAATTAAACGAAATTCTATCAAAACCTTTAACCCTGATAGATAATACAGCATACCAAAAATTTATCTCTAAAACCCCGCAAAGAATTTTAGACAATTTTAATTTTCAAGATTTTATTTTTTCACCTGATCAAAATTATTATCTCGAGGGGTATTGGCAAAGCGAAAAATATTTCCTTGACGTAAGAGATGAAACCATAAACTCTTTTATTTGGCCTAAAATAAAAAATTTTGACTTTAAAGATTCTTGTTCTGTTCATGTTCGTCGCGGCGATTATTTAAACACTCAGCACGTTCATCCAGTTCAAACAATAGATTACTACAATAAATCTCTTGACATAATTCAACCAAAAGGTAATATATTTATATTCTCAGATGATATCAAATGGTGCAAAGAAAACTTTCATTTCGAAAACTGTACATTTATGGAAAACAATACAAATATACAAGACCTTAGATATATGAGTTTATGCGAAAATAATATTATTGCAAATAGTAGTTTTAGCTGGTGGGGCGCTTGGCTAAATCAAAATGAAAATAAAAAAGTTATATGCCCCAAAAATTGGTTTAGCGATCAAACCAACGACAAAGATATTAAAATTCAAAATTGGATACAAATTTAATGAAAGTAGGAGTAGTTTTTTTTCACAGTAATATTTTAAAAATATATAAACAAAAATGGATAGACCGATGCGTTGACTCAATCAAGCAGCAAACCCATAAACCCCTGCATTTATACGAGGTTAATTACGGAGATGGCAAAAAACAATTTGTAGAAGGAGCAAAATTTTTTAATAATAAATTCGAGAATCATTCTGTGGCGATGAACTTTATTATATCAAAAGCTTTTGACGACGGATGTGATTATGTTTTTAATACAAATATGGATGATTTTTACGAGTTTATTAGAATAGGTGCTCAGTTAAAGTTTTTTAAACAAGGTTATGATCTTATATCTTCAGATTTTTTCGAGGTAGATGAAAACGATAAGATTTTAAGCTATCGACATATGAATGGATTTGGCAGTCTACGCGCAAATCTTACTGTTGGCCATAATATTGTACCTCATCCTGCGGTAGCTTATAGTAAAAATTTTTGGGCAGACAAAGAAAATAGATACGGAAAGGATGACATTCCAGAGGAAGATCTTATATTATGGAAAAAAGCTATATACAAAGGATATAAATTCAAAGTAATCAATGAACCGTTGTTTTTTTACCGCAGGCACGACAATCAAATTTGTAAGTAAGTGTATATTTATATACTAAATTTAATGACATTATAATATAATGAAAACAATAATAGTAACAGGAGTAACCGGTCAAGACGGCAGCCACATGGTCGACTATTTATTAAAGAATACGGAGTATAAAGTATACGGAACCGCAAGAAGATTAAGCGTAAAAAATCATGAAAATATACTGCATCTAGAAAACGAACCTCGATTCGAGTTAATCAATATGGATCTTAATGATGCACATAGCATTAGAGATGTAGTAATTGATATTCAGCCAGACTACTTTATTAATTTTGCAGCGCAGTCATTTGTTGCTGGTAGCTGGGATTACCCAATTCAAACATGGGATACAGATGCAGATGCAGTACTTCATATACTAGAATCAATCCGTAGATTTGCGCCTAACTGTAAATTTTATAACGCTGGATCTTCAGAAGAGTTTGGAGATGTAATCTGTAGCCCGCAAAATGAAGAGCATCCGCTTAGACCTCAAAGCCCATATGGTGCTGCAAAATGTGCGGCAAGACACATCGTTAGAGTTTATAGAGAGTCCTATAATCTGTATGCAGTACAAGGCTGGCTGTTTAATCACGAAGGTTCAAGAAGAGGCCTAGATTTTGTTACAAGAAAAATTAGTCATACAGTTGCCAAAATAAAATTAGCTATAGAAGACAAAAAGCCAGTTACAGTTCTCAAATTAGGTAACCTAGAAGCAAGACGAGACTGGAGCGACGCAGAAGATTTTATGGAAGGAGTCTGGCTTATGCTGAATCAGAAGTTTCCAAAAAACTATGTTCTTGGCAGTGGAGAAATGCATACCGTACGAGAGTTTTTAAATGAGGCTTTAAAATGCGCAAACATACAATTCAGACAAGAAGGCGTTGAAGATCAAGAAAAATATTATACCCTAGACGGCACACTCATATTTGAAGTTGATCCTAAATTTTATCGACCAGCAGAAGTTCACGAATTATGCGGAGATTGTAGTTTAGCAGAAAACGAAATGGGCTGGAAAAGAAAAACAGACTTTTATGGGCTTGTTAAAAAAATGTACCAAAATGACTACATGCAGTTAAGTAGATGAAAGATAAAAAAATCTTTATAGCTGGGCACAATGGAATGGTTGGCTCGGCGATACTAGATAATTTAAAGTCTAACGGTTACGCAAATCTTGTTGTTCGCACAAGAAATGAACTTGATCTAAAACTTCAAGCTGATGTAAATCGCTTTTTTGATAAAGAGCGCCCAGATGTGGTTATTATTTGTGCCGCCAAAGTCGGCGGCATTCTTGCAAACAATACTCTTCGCGCAGATTTTATTTACGATAATATACAAATTGCTTCTAATTTAATACATGCTTCTCACATTTATAACACACAAAAGCTGATTAACCTAGGTAGTTCATGCATATATCCAAAGCATGCAGATATACCAATTGCAGAAGAAAGTCTATTGACTGGTGTGCTAGAAAAAACAAACGAACCATATGCAATTGCAAAAATAGCCGCGATTAAAATGTGTGAAAGTTATTACCAGCAATACGATAGAAATTTTTATTCGATTATGCCGTGCAACATGTATGGGCCTCGCGACAACTTTGATCTAAAAAGTTCGCATGTTTTACCAGCTCTCATTAGAAAAGTACATGAAGCTAAAGAAAATGGCGCGAAAACGATTGAAGTGTGGGGAACAGGAAAGCCATTACGCGAGTTTTTATATGTCGATGATTTGGCAGAAATGTCGATACGTTGTTTAGAATGCGTCGATGCGATCGACGTATATGAACAAGGAATTTCGCACCTCAATTGCGGATCTGAAGATGAAGTAACTATTCTTGAATTGACCAACATTATACAAGATGTCGTTGGCTACACTGGCGAGATTGTATTCGATAGCTCGAAGCCTGATGGAACATATCGCAAAAAAATGAACAACGGTCGAATGATCAATCTAGGATGCACACCAAAACACACGCTAAAACAAGGACTACAAAAAACATATGCTTGGTATCTAGAAAATAAAGAAAAATTTGTGTAATAAATAGCTATGGAAAATGAATCTCACTCTGCAAAACGTTCTGGACCGAAAAGTTCAGCCCAAACCCCAGCGAAAAAATCTGAGCAAAAAAAGGGTTCTAATAAAAACAAACCAGGAAGCGCTGGAGAAAAAGGTGGCAAAATTACTTTCTCTGATCGTGTACTCGAATCATTAAAGACTAAAGTAAAAGAACATAACTCCAAGTACAGTAAGAAAGTCACTTTATCTCAACTTAAAAAAATATATAGACGCGGAGCAGGAGCCTTTTCATCAAGCCATAGACCAGGCAAAAGCAGAGGTCAATGGGCAATGGCAAGAGTAAATATGTTCTTAAAAATGGTTCGTGGAGGTAAAGTTAAAGACAGCTACAGAAAAGCGGACCAGGATGTGGCCAAAGCTTCTGCCGCAGTTATGATTGATGATGGTGTGCGTGACGAATTAAATTTATTCACCGAAGAAGACTTTATTGAGGCTAAACTAGATATATATAACCACCAACTACAAGAAGATCCAGAATTTACAGATGAAATGTGGAGCACAATTTTTATTGATGTTGATGAGCTTGGCTTTGAAGAGTAT